GTAAAAAAACCCTTGAATTAACAAGCGATTACAAATTAGCGAAAATATGGGAAATAGATGATGCTCAAGTAAGTAGTTACAGGTCTGGAAGATTGAAACCAGATAATTATTTATGCTTCAGAATTGCAGAAACGCTACATAAATCACCGTCTGAGGTAATTGCCGAGCTAGAGAGCGAAAATACCAAAAATGAGGTTAAGTCATTGTATTTTAAGCGTTTTTTTTCGACTGTGGGGCTGTGGATAATTTTGGCAAGCGGGTTGCAGTTTTACAGTCCTACCAACGCGAACGCGTACGAAGCTGGAAGCCGCGCCAGTGTTGACTTAACGCCCCATTATACGAAGTTAAAAAGATTATTAAGAAAGCTAAAAATGCTCATTAATGAGCGATACTTTACGTGTAACTGGACACGTAAAGCCCTGCGGGCTTCGTAAGTAAAATGGTGTCACCTGGTAACGCTGAAGCTCCTTAAGGTGGCACCAATATTTGAACAATGGTGTCACCTGGTCGCAGCTCGATGAAAGTTTATGACACCAATTGGTGTCAATTTAGATCTTACCGGTTGTCATATCTGTAACCAAAACCTTGGGCTTCATTGCCAGCCCAAACCTGCTAGAAGAAACTCATTGTTCGCTTACGCGAATATCTTTTAAGTCGCTGTAACTACAAAAGCCGTGTCTAGTAAATACCTGCTATTTATTCCACGTTCAAAATAAAAACGATTTTGACTTTCGCGGCATAAAACGCACCCTACGGGCTTCGGATATTGACAAGCCAAGTCTTTTACAGCTGGTCGTCATTTATGACGAGTGGCGGCACAAAAACTGCCAGCCATTCACCATAAAGGACAACGCGAAATGAAATTGAGCCGCAACTACATGAAAGGAACCGAGTTTAAAAGCCGTCAAGCTTGGTTGCCGTTTGTGGATGCTGTGGGCATTGTTTTAGAGCTATTGGAGCCACTCAAAGAAAAAGCTTGGGATTGGTTCAAGGCATGGAAAAAAACGTTTGTAACAAAGCCAGCCAAGATGGTTAAACCGTATCAGCTAGACATTTTCTGTCAGTACGTTTTTATTGATGGATATATTCAGAAAAATTTAGGGGATTAAAATGTACACATCATTACATGCAAATTTTGACCGTAGTTTTAGAGGAAATCAAAACTTCACAAGAGCGCGCGGCGAAGTCACTGTGCATGAAGACGATACGACTTATATTTACACACATATGAGCCGTGTTGGGATTAAAGAATTTAAAAATGACTACAAATCCGCAGCCAGTGATAAAGGTGGAATTGTTAAATTTACAGGAAGTTACCCACATTATTATTGTGAAGTGCTTCGTTAAAGAAACTTTTAAGCGTTGATTATATTAAGAACGTTAGACCGTGGGGTTTTGGTGATGGTAGCCGCGAACATGCAAACAAAGTAAAAAACCACTTTAGCAATAAATAACAATCGTTGTGAAAGTGGTTTATGTTCGATGTAACGCCATTTTGAGAGCCTTGGCGGGATTACTGAGTACATGCCGTCAACAATGGCTGGATCTTGATATGAATAACTGTTAAAGCATTTGTGTGCGTCATTGCCACGGTAAGCCCATCGTTCGCAGACAACATCATTTTGACTTGGGCCATATTTGACAACGCATAGATGAAAACGTGGCAGCTTAAATCCTGCAATCTTGATGCGGTCAGACCTGCGACAGCGCCCTACCAACTCAACAACGCCATCCCTGACTTGTTTATCTAGCAGGTTGTAGTCTTGCACCACTAGGAATACATCCCAGAACATGTGACGTGACTTCAAGAGCCAGTTGATTACTTCTTCGCGGTCTTTGTTTGACCATGCACGTGAATTTAGCCACATGCCGCATTCATCAAGTATTAAAGCGCCCGCCTTTTCTTCACTTGTTCCACCAAGCCCTAGCTTCTTTAAATCGTCAGATGATGGAAATGTATTCAGTACTTGCACATTAGCGTCTGCGAGCTTGCCAGTACGCTTTGTGCTGATGCTTTGAACGTCGATCCGATAATTGGCTACTACTCTACGACCATTTCTCAGATATTCCTGAATTGCCCGATCAGTTGCCACGGTTGATTTACCTGCACCTGGCTTACCTGTGATTGCATAAATCATGACTTACCCAATTGATACAGAATTGGAACACGTTGCTGAAACCAAGCCCAACCGCTGAATGTAGCGTCTGCAATCCATACCGTGGTCATTACAGATGGTGTTGATGGTGGAATAAGGATAGAAAAAGCCGTAACTAAACCAGACGGTAAGCTATGTTCAGCAATTATGCCGATGCCAGCTAGCACAGCTTTAATAGCTAAATATGCGGCTGTGATTGTGACAACATAGGCAGCACAGATAGCCAAATTAATGGTTAGACGTTTTGCAAGTGTCTCAAAAATTCCCGAAAAAACGTTGAATAAAAAGGCGGCAAGTAATGGCATTATTCGGATACTCCAGATATAACAGCTCGAAATCTAAGAACGATATAAATCGTGGCCATAGCCTTAAAAAACCAATCCAACATTGGTGTAATTGCATCGGCAATTGGGCAAGGATCTAAACTTAGCGAAGGAACTACACCCCATCCCGTGGTTTGGATTGGATGACAGTTTCCAGATGGCAAACTACTAAGCGGATTTGCTGATGTACCCGGATCGTCTGTAGGCGCAGTTTCCTTACCTATTTCATCGTCAATTTTACCTTTCTGGTCATCCAGAGCAGTTTTGTAATCGGCAAGGCTTTGGGGCACATCTTTATTAGTATCACCCTCATCTAATATGCATTTTGGCTGACTTGGGCCACCACATTGACCAGCTTTTATAGCATCAAGATCCGTTTTGATCGCTTGCTGGGTGGCTTCTTTATTGAGTGAACTGATATCTAATGGTGGAGTTGCGGCAGCAGTCGGAGTAATTTGTGTGCCCTGACCTTCCACAGTAGATTGACTTTGACCAGTTACCTTTGGTGCATTATTAGCATCTGGAGCAGAGAAATCCGTCACTGATTTTTTAGAATTAGTAGAGCCGGGAATCGGTGAAGTTTGCGTAACCGTAGAGGATCCGTCACCGTTAATCGTGACAACTAATTTGCCACCGTCAGCCGTATTAACTGTAACGGTAGATGATGTCACGCTGACATTACTCGCGGGATAAACATCTGACGGATCCGCTTGCGGGTCATTGCTGAAGGTATTGCCAGTGCGCTTGATTTCCTGACGGTTTGATACTGGTTTGATAACGGCCGTTGCAGTAGTTAGATTGCATGTGCCACTGGTTAATGTGTAGCCAGATGGACAGCCAGTAGCTGCTGATGCAGAGAACCATGTAGAAGAACCAGTTGTGCCATAACATATCCCGTCAGCAACCACATTAAAATAACAGGCACCATTAGAGCCAACTGATGTGAAAGTTTGTGAACCAGTACAACCGCTCGTTGACGCGAAAGCGGCACCGCCAGCGATACAGCCAGCGGCAGCAGTAGAATATTTTGTGCTACCAGTGTATGGCGTTGAATAGGCGGTTGTCGTGGCTGTAGTGGATGGTGGCGAGGTGGGAGAACTCCAACCAGTTGGCGTGATTAATGGTGTGTTTGGGTCAAGCTGTATGGTAATCGGTGCGGAGGCGATTGACGCAGGTTGTGAACCATCGGCAGTTACCAGAATTGCTCCACCCAAAGCACCGAGCGCGAGGCCGCCAGCAATGGCGAGTGGATTCGCGGTTGCATATCCCATGTAAACGCCGACAGAACCAAGCGTAGAAATGCCGAAACCAACCGTTTGCTGTATACCAGCTAAAGCCGCGAATGGAATAAGGAAAAAGATGATTGCTAGTCTGAATTTTCTTTTTATGATTTTCATTCTATGCAATCCGATATGGTTTTTGAGTTGGTACAGGCTACCCAATCAGCGTACGAATTTTTAGGTGATGTTGCGCATGCGGAAAGTAATAGAAGTGTGATTAAAGCTAGAAGTGTTAATTTTTTCACGATTTAAAATGGTTAATATTTTGGGGGTGGCATAAATGCCACCCCCAAAATAATTAACCCTTGATAAACCGCTTGAAAATGCGATAACCGATTGTCGCGCCCAGTACGATTGTGATGACTGGGATTGATGCGGTAATCGCACTAGTTACAACGGTGCCAAGTGATGTTGCTAAAGCTGTAAAATCCATTTTTGAGGACTCCAATATATCCACGGTTGCGCCGTGTCGCACATGCCTTGTGAGCTTGTTCTGTTAGCTAAAGAAGTTTTCTATTAGCCTTAAAAATCGTCTGTATGTCCAGCCTGTAATAAGACCGGCACTGAATGCTGATGCTGAATAAGTGATTAGGTCAGAAATGGTCATGATGATGCAATGATGCCAAGGTAAAAGCTGATTAAGACTATTGCACCTGCTATGAGTTGGCCGTTTGTTAATGAGCCGATGAGTGTTGTGGCATCCATTAGGCAGCCTTTATTAAATCTTGATTCCAGTACCATGAAGGCACTTGAACGGGTTGTAAATTGATGACTTCTAACCGTATCGGCAGCGTGGTAATGTTAGACGGTTTTTTGATATCAATACCGTAGGCTAGAAGCTGTTTGCGCCACCGTCTGCGCGTTGATTGTCCATAATTGGTATCGCCCCAAACATCGACACCAGAACGCCAGTCGCGTGCTATGCGACCGATGTTCTTCGGGATATCCTCCAACGGTGAACGTGTGGCAGTGCCACGAGTAAGTACGTCAGTAAATCTGCCATATACAATATTTTCCATTTCTTCGCCCTCATACATATCCGTCTTATTGAATTTTCGCCATGCCATTATGTTTCGCAAACCATGCTGTGTTAAATATCTGCTCTTTAAACTAATCTCATGCCTGACTATGCCATGCTCTCTTACCCACTCTTGAAGAAGTGGTGTTACGTGGTCACCGAGTGAATCGGCTTTAAGGTACATTTTGCCGTACCAGTATTTGGAACCTTCATTCCAGCTTATGCCGTTATCGCCGTACTTTTTAGCACTGGCTTTACGGCCTGAGTCCTGACCTGCGAAGTAGTGAATAAGTCTGGTTGCGTTAACGTGTGAACCAGTACAGTAGTTTCGCGTGAGGTCAACACGCGTAATGATGCAACCATTGGGAATATATTTATCGCCCGTTGAAGGCGCGTATCTCTCATACGTGAACGGTGGTAGGCCAAGCGTTGCCAAAATG